TGGAGATCCAGAAAATAGTTTATTAGGAAAAGTTAATAATTATTTATTTGATAGAGGTTCGTCTGCAATAGATGCAGCTGTAAGAACAGGTACTTCTGTTGGATTAATTGCTTCTGGTCTTGCCGGAGATACTCTTAATACACTTTATAAAGTTACTGGTAATGAACCAAGTGGAGTTGGTGAAAGATTAACAAGAGATATTAACATTGCTTTAATGGAAGTTATGGGAAGATCTTCTGGTTTTTCCAATGTAGCCAATAAACCTAACACTTTAAAAAGTAACAAAACAAATAAAGAATTTAATAACATTGTTGAATACGCAAAAGAAAGCCCAGAAAATAGAAAAGAAGTTATTCAAAATGTTAATAGAGTTCTTGATGACGAAATAAAAGTTATTAAAGAAAACAATGATGTTATTCTTGGTGATGCATTTGAACCTGGTAATGTTACTAAAAGAACTCAAGTATTAGATGAAATAAAATCTACTAACGAAAAGATTGCAGAAGGTATTCCTGAGATTAAAATAGAAATACCAAAAGCAGAAGTTCCTAAAGTTGAAATACCAAAAGCAGAAATACCAGTTGTTGAAACTCCAAAAATAGAAATACCTAAGATTGAACCTATTGCAGAACCAATTGCTGCAACACAAAGAACTCCTGCATTACCAATTGAAACTGTTAAGAAAGTTACTTCAGCAGCTGAAAAATTTTTTAAAGACGAAAATATTATATTAGATAAAAAGAAACCTATCTCATTACAACTGCAAGAGTTATGGCAGTCTGGTCAATATGATGTACCAACGCTTATAAAAAGAATTGCAGAAGATAATAAAATTACTTACGAAGAATTTACTAGAGTTATATATCCAAGTGTAAGATCTTCAGCTCAAGAATTAAATGCTTATTCACAATTAGCAAAAAGATATAAAGAGATGTTAGATCCTACAAACTCTTTTGATACAGGAACTGGCGCATTAAGTTATGTAAAAAGATTAGATAATATTCGTAGAGCGTTATTAACATCAAGACTATCTACTGCTATTCGTAACTACACATCTCAAAGCGCTAGAGTTGGATTAGATGTAGTTCAATCAGGATTAGATTTGGCATTACAACAAACAATAAGACCATTTGTAAAAGATAAGGTAAAGTTTGATAAATCAGCTGTTAGTCCATTAAGCAACTTACAAGGATTAATTAATAATTTTACACAATGGAATCCAAAAATTCATAAAGAAATTAAAACATTAACTAATAAAATATTTGAATCATTTCCAAAAGAAAAAGATAGATTGTTTTTAAACTATGCTTCTGATGTAAAAAATTATGCTGGAGCTGCAGGAAAAAAAGGCATCCTTAACAAAGTAGAAGGTGCTGTAGATTTAGCTGGTATATTTAACAAAACTCAAGAATATATAACTAGAAGAGCGGTATTCTTAGCAAGATTAGATGAAGCTGTTAAAGCCAATGGTAAGTTTTATAACAATAAAGCATTAGAACAATTGGTAAAAGATGGTGAATTAAATTTATTAAGACCATCTGATATTGCTGTTGCAGTTAACAAATCATTAGAGACAACTTTTGCAAAAGAATTTGCTCCTAATTCATTTGCTGGAAGAATAATTGGTGTTATTAATAATGCTCCATTCTTACTTACAAATATAATTCCATTTCCAAGATTCTTAATGAACGCAATTAAGTTTCAATATGATTATAGTCCATTTGGGATTTTAAGTATGCTTAGTAAAAATGCTAGAGCAGAAGTTGCAAGAGGAAATACTTCTGTATTAAGCAAAGCAACTATAGGAACAGGTTTAATCTTAGCAGGATATGCTTTGAGAAATCAATCTTATGCCGGTGAAAAATGGTATGAGTTTAAAATTGGAGACAGAACAATAGATACTAGAGTTTATAACCCATTTGCAGGTTATTTATTTTTAGGAGATGTTATTAAAAGATACCAAGAAGGAACTCTTAGAGATTTAGATACAAAAGGAATTGCTTCTGTATTGTTTGGAATTAGAGGAACAACAGGAGTTTATGTTCTTGATTCATTATTAGATTTTTTTACAGATCCAAAACTAAACAAAGATGCAATTGTTAGTGGAATAAATAAATTACTGGGAGAAACATTAGCTGGTTACTTAACTCCATTCCAAAACTTTACTGACATTTATGCTCAGTTCTTTCCTGAAGCAAGATCAGTTAAAGAGACAGGTGGTTCAGAATTTACTGGAGCATTTACTAGAAGATTTCCAGGTTCTGATTTACCAACATTAACTTCTTCAACATCTTATATTGTAGATGCAAATGGAGTTCCAAGAGCTGCACCTATTTATAAAGAAGATCCATTACTAACACAGGTGACAGGAATTCCTTTTCTTCCAAAGAAAAATCCTGCAGAAAAAGAATTAGATAGATTGGGTTTTCAACCAACAGATATATTCAGATCAACTAAAATTCCAGAACTAGACAGAGCTTATAAAGATAAGTTAGCTGTTGCTATTGGTTTTGGTTTATCATCAATTGTTAGTCAACCTGAATATCAAGCGCTGCCAAATTCTGTTAAATCTTTATATGTAAAGAAATATTTAGAATCTGCTAGATCAAGCGCAAAACAAGAAATGCAAAAAGATACTAGTCTTGCACCATATCTTTTGCAATTAAACATAAACGCTTTAGATAAAGATACTAGACGAATCCTAGATGATGTAATAGGAATGGACTATCTGGATAATCTTCTAAAGGAATATAAAAAAGTAAAGTAAAATGAAGAGTCAGTCACAAAAAAACAACGAACAGATACTTATATTGAACGGAAAACTTAAACTACTAGATCAGAAGATTGATTTATTAATGAATAATCATCTGAAACATATTGAAGATAAAATCAATACCATATATAAGGTGTTATGGTTAGTCGTAACACTAAGTATAGGGGCATTAGCAGATCTAATAGTAAGACTGTTAGCAAATTAAGTAAAAGTGCTATAGGTGCTATATCAGAATATGAAGCAATTTGTTCTCTTGTCAAACAAGGATATATGGTTGCAAAAGCAATTGACCCACAATGTATCTTTGACTTGGTTGCAATTAAACCTGATGGTACAGTAAGATTAATTGATGTTAAAACTAAATCATATCGTAAAAAAAATAATCACAATATTCACAGATCACCAAATGAAAAACAAAAACAACTTGGCGTTGAGTTAATGGTTATGGATCAAAAAGATATTTTAAAAGACTTAGAACATAATAAAAATTTATTAAAAGAAAATAAACTTACTATTGAACAGAATAAAAGAAAGAAAAGAAAAGAACAGAAATGTTATAAATCTTTTGCTGATCTGAAAGAATTAGTAACTCCATTAATAAATAAAGATTCTTTTAAAGGCATTAAATAAAATGGATTACCAAGCAGTTAAAAACAGAATTAAAAAACATGAAGGTTTTAGAAATACTGTTTATTTAGATTCATTAGGCAAAGCCACAATAGGTTATGGTCATTTGCTTACAGAAGATGATGATTTTGCTGAAGGTATTCAATACGATAAATCTTTATTAGAAAATCTATTTGATAAAGATTTTAATAGAGCTGCTTATAATGCAGAACAATTATTAGAAGGCATTGATGTTTGCGATACTGCAAGAGAAGTTATAGTAGAAATGGTATTTCAATTAGGAATTGGTGGTGTTTCTAAGTTTAAAAAAATGTTTGAAGCGTTGAGAAAAAAAGACTATAATGAAGCAGCAGAACAAATGTTAGACTCTCAATGGAGAGTTCAAACGCCAAAGCGCTGTGAGGAATTATCAAATCTCATGCGTTCTTGCGCATAACCAACTAGATAAAAATATGTTACCAGCACTTAGTGCAATAGCACCGCTTGCAAAAATATTATTCAGTACAATTGAAAAATCTGTACCTGATAAAGACTTACAAGAAAAATTAAAAGCACAGTTAAACGAACAATTATTAAAATCTTCAACTGAAGAACTAAAGGCAGCAGCAGCAATAGTAGAAGCAGAAGCTAAAGCAGGTTGGTTTGCAGCTAGTTGGAGACCATTACTAATGTATGTTTTAATATTTGTTTTAGTATTTAATTATATCTTTGCGCCAATAATTAAAATGATTACAGGTTTAGTTGTTGGTTTTGAACTACCAGGAGATGTTTGGACTTTATTACAAATAGGTTTAGGCGGTTATGTTGTGGGTCGTTCAGGAGAAAGCATAGCTAGAACTTTAGCTAATAAACAAACTAATAAAGAGTAATGATCATATTTGAAAAGATTCATAATCTTTTAAAAGAATATATTACATTTAAACATGAACCATTAAGATACAAAAGAATAGTAAGATTTAAAAAAGTAATTAAGAAAAAAGGTTATAAAAAATAAAATGAGAAAGAACATTATACTAACAACTATAGTTTTCATACTATGCTTAATATCTAATGTATCATCACAAACTACTACTCAGAATAATACTTCTGGTAGTAATACTTCTATTACTGGTGGATATACTTCTTCCACAACTTCAACGTACCAATCAGGTTCTTCATCTAATTCTACTACAACAACTAATTCTACCACTAACGCCTATTCAGGAGACACTAGAGTAGCCGCAACTGCAACTGCTCCTAGTATGTCTGCTTACTCACAAGACTTATGCGTTGTTGGATATAGTGGTGGTGTATCTACATTTGGTGTTGGAGTATCAGGTGGAAGTTATACTACAGATCAAAACTGTGAAAGAATTAAACTATCAAAAGTATTAAATGATTTAGGAATGAAGGTTGCTGCTGTATCAATCCTTTGCCAAGACGCTAGAGTATTTTATGCAATGGAACAATCAGGAACGCCATGTCCATTTGAGGGTAAGATTGGTGCTGACGCTACAGCTCAATGGTTAAAGTATGATAAATTAAGACCAGACTATAATCAGTATGTAGATAAATTAAAAATTATGGAAGATACTGAAAAGCAAAAGGTAGTAGAGAAAAAAAAAATTGAGGAAATAAATCAATGGTACGAAGCAAAAGACAATTCATCATCTGGCTTACCGTTTATACTATTATTGCTTGGCTTGTTAGTTCTGTAATATCTTTAGCACAAACTACAACAACATCTAATTTAACACCAAATACATTTACTACATCTAATGGATGGAGTGGAACTAACTTATATTCTACTCATGGTTCTGGAACTATAGCTGGAGTAAGTGGAAAGTTTGTTGAGAATACTATTTCATTATCATCAATTGGTTTGTCTAAAGAACAAATTAACGAAGGTTTTACTTCTACACAAGGCGTTGATATTTGGTTTTGGTCTGGCAATCCAAATCAAAATGTTACTATGACGCAAGTCATTACTAATGATAACGGTGTATCAACAATACAAAATAGAACTATTAATTATACAAGTTCTTATTTTAATAATTATCAAAACATAGCTGTCATAGATAAAAACACACAAGCTAATTTTAGTATAACAAGTAGATTTTCTTTTTATGAATCTACAAATTCTCCATATCATGCAGCAGCTGATTTAATGAATCCATCATTAACAGTTACCTATGTAACTAATCCTGTTCCGCAAGTTGTTATAGCTCCTATTGAAGTTATTCAACCTGTAATACAAGAGGTTAAAATTACTACACAAGAAATTATTGAACCAAGTATTATAACATCAGAACCTGTTATTGAAACTCAAGCTATCTCATTAGTTGCACAACCAAAAGAAGAAACTAAAAATACATCTTTAGAACAATCCACAGAACAACCTAAAGAGGTTATTCAAGAACAAAGCACAACAAAACAAGAAACAGTTAGCGAACAAAATTCTTCAAAAGAAAATTTATCCACAAGCAATAATGAAGTTAAGACTTCTGCTTCAGATGATAAAACAAATGTAAGCAATACGCAGGTAGATTTAAAAGTAAAACAACAGTTAGATAAAGTAGAAAAAGAATTAAAAGGTGTAGATACAAAAGTAAAGTCAGTACAAGAAATAAAAATTGAATCATTAAAAAGTAATCAACCCAGTTTAAGTGTGTATGAGAATAAACCATTTTATGCAGCAAGGCAAATGGTTGGAGTTCCTAATGATGCCTTTTATAATCAAGCTAATTTAATGCAACCGTCTATATATACCAATATAACCTTACAATCTTATACTAATAAAGATCCATTGGCTACTAGACATAATATGTTAAAAGAAATACAAGATGAACAGAATGATATTATCATTCAGTTAGAACAATTAAAAAGAATAAGAGGTTAGTATGTTAGATAAGGTTAAGAATAATTTAAAAGAGATTATAGCAACAGTTGCAATCATTGGTACAATCGGTGGTGGCTTTATTAAGTATGGAGAAATCATGTCAAAGATTGATAGCATTGATCCATCTAAAGTAAGCACAGTTAAAAATGATATGTTAATATTACAAAAAGAAGTTGAACTATTAAAGGTTCAAATGAAAGAACTAAGAGCTTCTAATTCTAATCCACTTGCAAGATAATGATTAATTACAGAGGAGAGAAATTCTCCGGATATAATAAACCTAAATCTACACCAGGCAAAAGAAAGAAGTCTGCTGTTCTTGCAAAGCAAGGTAACCAAGTTAAACTTGTTCGCTTTGGTGATCCTAATATGAAAATTAAAAAACATATTGAAGCTAGACGTAAATCTTTTAGAGCTAGACATAAATGCGAAGGCGCTACCAATAAACTATCAGCTAGATATTGGTCTTGCAAAGCATGGTAGTTAATGGCTAAAAAGAAATTTAGATTGATGCATGTAGGGTTTTGTATGTCATGCGCCAAAGAAGTAGTTAACTCAGATTCTTTTGTTATCTTCGCAGATAGAAATTGTCAGCACACTAGTTGCTATGAAACATCAGAATCAATAAGACAATTAAACTTAAAACAACAGGAGCAATATGCCACTAAGTAAAAAAGGAAAAAAAATTATGAAGGCAATGCAGAAAGAGTACGGATCTAAAAGAGGTAAGTCTGTATTCTATGCGTCTTTCAATAAAGGAATAATTAAAGGCGTTAAAAAATAATTTAATATAGGGAGTCTCAACGAAAAACTCCCTATACTTCTACGCTAGATAAAAACAAATATAGACACTTTCATAATTGACATAGTCAATATTCAATTGGCAGTCTATTTCTCCAAAGGAATTCATAAATTAATTAATTTTTCTATATAAAACTTTTAGCACTCTTCTTTTCTTTTTGCTATCATAATATCCATGATAACCTATTATCTCTTTCTTTTTAGTCATGTCTCTCTCCTTAGTTGTTTTACAACCTACAGTACGCATACAATTATTAGCTACTAACTAGCTATATCTTCAAACTCTAAATCCTTCATACCAAGTTCAAAAGCTGCTTTCCTTTTTTTCTCCGCAACCTTTAACGCTTCCTCTTCTAACTTCTTTTCTTTTTCAAGAAGAGTATAATAGCGCTTCTCTATCTTAACTTGTTTTTTAGGATCATTTTCTTTATCCATTTTTTTCTTTTTTATTTACCGGTTTAATATTAGATTTTAAAAAGCGAACACTAGTTACTTCCATGCTTTTTAAATCTTTAGGTTTTTCTGACTTTGCGGCAACTTCCACATCATCAAAAATCTCTTTAAACTTTGCATTAAATTCGTAAAAATATGTTTTTTCAAATTTCATTTACCGGATATATTTCATTTACTTTCAAAGTATTTACCTTTGCCAGTTGTTGATGATTTAATTTAATCTTTCTCTGAGGGTATCTTGCATCCTTAGATATTAAATTAGCTTTAGTTAAATCATTTACGATTGCATTTGATCTGCTTCTAGTAAAGCCAAAGCGGTTACCAATTTCTATTAGAGTAGGGGAATATTTTTTTTCTCTA